GCTTGTGCAGATACATCTACTTTAAAATCTACACCTGCGCGTGGAACATAATCAAATGCATCCATTGTATGGTCAGGTAAGCTATCATAAACGATGTAGCTATCTGGAGATCCTGTGAGATTATTCCTTAAATCCCATTCTTCTTCAACTCTTCTTGCTAGTGGTTGAATGTTGCCCATAACAGCAGTGCCGTTTTTAACTTCATTACGAATACCACAAGAAAGGATCTGATTAACATCATCAGGAAGAGTTAAGAACCTTTGTTCAACATTAACTGTTACTGTTTCAGCAGATCCACCAACTGGAAGCCATGAAACCCTAGGTGTGCTAGACATTCTGCTTACATAAACTCGGGCTCCAGCTCTATCAATCTTATCTATTATGTATTCACCCGTGTTGTGGGTGGAGTTAGTTGAGCTAGCGATTTTTAAAACTGAGCCTTCATGTGTAAGCTCTCCATTTTTAACTTCAGGAATACCACTAGTCGTAGTAGTCGCAGCTGTTAGATTTGTTATAACACCTGATGGTTCAGTTGCTATACCAGTTGCAGCTGGTGGTGTTATACGAGTGCCTGTATCGGATGCGTCACTTAATGTATAAACATCGACTGTTTTTTGACTGAATGTATAAGGTCGTGAGACAAACCAGTTTATGTAGCTCTCATTAACCATTCTAGATACTTCATCCTTGTATGTTTGCACATTAGGATCGTAATCTAAAATAGAAGCGACCATGTTTCTCATTTGTAGCAAGTTCATTTGTATTCCTCTTATTAAAAAAATGACCCGCCCGTTGCCAGGCGGGCCAAGGAGAAACTTCCCAAAAGTAAAAAGGAAGTGCTACTTTCAAAGGAAATGTCTAGAAAACCTTTATTCAGCAAGTAGCCAGCTGGTAAGTGTTAAGAAATACTAGAACTGCTTGATAACCATCACTGATGCGATGTTGGCAGCATCATCTTCCAATGCATACCCGATAACCGGAACAGTGTCAGTATTTACATAAGTATCTGCTTGGCCGCCTGTTGCTGAGATAGATAATCTATCACCTTTAGCAACTGAACCATTAACATTTGCACTTATGTGAATACCAGCAATCGTAACTTCGACTTTATCTCCTGCAGCTGCAGCAGCATTTAAAGCAAACCCAACAACAGCAATGCTGTCTGTAGAGCCGGAATCTGCTTTGATAACTGTAACAGCCGCAGCACCATCACTGGATGCTGAGAAGTCAAAAGCAACTAAGTCATTTGCTGCTATAGCAGCGCCTGCAATGTAAGTTTCAACTTGCCGTCTATTCGAAACGCCGACACCGTAAGCAGTGCCTTCACCATCAGTAGTTTCAAGATACTGTATAATCGTATTTGTAGCCATAATAACCCCCTATTAGCTATCTTTAGTGTAAAGGCCTTGACAAGCCAAGTGTGATACATACATTTGCATACGGGTCATAATGTTAGCAGAACGAGAAGCATAACCTGAAACATGTTCAAAGTCAGAAAGCTCAAACTGCGCATCTTTATCGAATGCAAGTTTTAAGTAATCAGTGTTAAGGAAATACATACGGAACTCACGATCTGCAGCAGCATGATTTTTCACATTAGCTGGTGAAGCAGGATCGAAGTAAAGACGAGCACCGTGGAATGCCAATGTAAGACGACCAAGATCCAAATCATCGGAAGGCATAAAGCGTTCCTGAGTTGTAATAGCTGCCTTATAAGCTGCATAACTTGTTTCATCTGAAATAATCAAGTTAGGCTGTCCATTTCCTGGGCTGTATGCCTGACACTTAAGATACAAATCAACCATGTCGGACACTGTAAAAGCAGCGCTTTCTTTATGTTGATTTTGCCAAGTAGCGAAGGTAGCCGAGTTGATACCACCAATAGTTCCAAGCTGAGTTCCGAACTCAGAAGCCTGTAAGAAACCATCACGGTTCGCGGCACCTTGTGTATCACAAAGTGAGTTAAGTTCTGTAAGAATAGTCGAGCTGTTAGCAACAAGCTGCTTATCAACTTCTCTTGCAAGTAAGCCCATAACTGATTTTAATCGAGCTTCTGCAATCGAAACGATAGCGCGAGGGCCTTTGTTCGAAAGTTCTTCTTTTCTAGTAATGACAACGGGTGCAACAAAATCACACCAGTTATAGCTAGCAGTGCGCAACGCATCTTTAACAGCGAGATTTACGGGTTCATACCCATTAGTAAGCTGTGTAATCTGAGAGTGCTCTTCTAAAATAACTGGAACATCAAGTTTTTGACCGCCGTCGTATGTTTCTAATCCATCGCCGCGTCTCATCTCTGTAAGCAAAGGAGTTGATTTAAAAAGGTTATCAACTTCTTCATCTAAGAGGATGCGTAGCGTCGATGATAATACATCATTTGAAATAGCCATGTTTTTTATCCTCCGGTTTTAACATGTATTGTTTTTTCTAAAGTTTTGTTCTCTTGAGGGTATTCCATTTGGAATCCAAAAAAGCTTATCCGTTTTGAGATGAACGGGGCCTGTCGTAAATAGCACAGTTTTTTTCCTATTTTCTTCCATTTCTTTCAAACCATTCGTAAATCTCATACCCTTTGAGCCCTTTCGGTGGCTTATTTCCACTGAACTGGGCCGGCCTTCCGACCTTTAAAGAGTTAGCTCTTCGCTCTTGCCTTTCTTCTTTCTTCTGCTGGCGTTGAGTTTCAAGCTCTGTTTTTTTCTGCCTTCCTTTAACTATGTAATACGCTTCTTCCAATGATAAGTTCGTGTTGTCTTTCAGCGTGGCAGCTACTTCACCTTTTAGGTTTTCCAGATCCGGATGTTCATTACGGAACTGTGTTAGTTTTATTCTTTTCATTTCTAAGTTTTGTTGTTGCCTCATAGGCTCTAACATGTCATTTAAACGACGCGCTACTTCTTGCTCTATTCGGGCTTCAAAACTTTTTGTGTCATAAGGGTCAAGCTCAACATTTTCAGCATTTGCCTTTTCTTGCATTGTTCTATAGAAATCAGATTCCTGAAGTGCAGCCTGTTGAGCTCTTAACTCTTTTCTCTGATTGGCTAGATCTTGTGTCTTTCTTGTATAATCTGACCTTAGGTTTCCAAGCAGCTGTTTAGCATCCTCTGGTAAGGCACTGAGAACTTCGTTGAAGTTAATACCTTTTACACCACCTTCGGGGAGTTCAGCGTTATCCAGATCATCCAGAGAAGGTTTATTAGCCTTCGCTGTTATGTCAGCTAAAGTGGCTATGTCGAGTGCTTCTTGAGCTCTATCTCTACCAAAAACCTTTTTCTTGTGTCGCTTCCCAAGATTTCTTTCTATAATGTTTTGTGCTGTCTCAGTTGCAGTTTCGCCTCTGAGATTATCTTGTCCAGTATTTTCTGATGTTGTGCTTTCACTTTCATTAGTGCTCACCGCATCTTGACCAGTGGTTGGGGCCACCGTGTTGGTCGCTTCTGCGTCGCTCATGTCATTTTCCTCCTATGCACGGGCTAGTAAAATGTCTTCATCGTCTTCAACAACGACTTCTCCACCAGGTAGTTCTTCTTCCATTTCAACATTAGTTACTTCTACTGCTACTTCTGGCATCTGATCCATCGCTTGTGGATTTTTAAGGAATGATCTGAATACTGCATTTTCAGCTGCGCTTTCAATAACACCTGTTACCATCATAACCCCTCTATCATCTACAAGATTTTCAAGGTCAATCATCAGGTCGTTTTCTAAAGCTGCATCACCGATAGCAGATTTAATCATCATTAAAGGTTGTAGTAACTGAGGAGGGAAAGGGCCTTCTATGTCCTCTTCCAACTCAATAATAGGATCTGCACCAAATAAAGGCATTGCCTTATTCAAAGCTCTCACTAAACGATTTAAACTGTTTTGTGAATAAGCTCCTTCTGGTGCGAAATCTGTTAGAGCTTGTGCTTCAACAGCATCTAATGCCATTGCTTCATCAAGCAGTTCTTGTTCTAAAGCTGCGTTTTCGTTAATCGCCATCTTTCATGTCTCCCCATTTTTTCATGTTTTTAACTGTGAATGTTTGTTCTGCGGCTTTGATCTTATCTCCACCGGCTTTTTTAAGTTCTGTTGTCCAGGTTTGTGCTCTATCGTCTTCTTGAGCTCTTATTGCGCGTCCTTTTTCCATACATTCGTCAAGCTGATCCCATGTGGGCTTGACATAACCATTACGCTCAGCATACTCTTGCTCTGCGTATTTGTTATAAAAATGTTTTCCAAAAGATTGTGAGTAGTAACCATTGACTGGTGTTCCTTTAGTTCGTCCTTTCATTGAAATGTAAGGAACTGAAATCTGTTTTTGCAGATCTCCTCCACAGCCACATTGATGTGTTTCCTCAAAGGTTTCCATCTGTTCGATAGACAGTATCTCCTCATGAAGTGTGTCGCAAGATTTGCATTTAAAGTTGTAAAACGGCATTGTATGTTCTCCTATTAGCTAAAGGGCAGTGCGCCCGGTAGAATACCTTGTAAGTTTGCTGGGCCTTGTGGGCCTCCAGCTGCTTGAGGATTTTGAGACATTTCTACTGCATCTGCTTGAATGGCTTCTCCAGCCAGTGCTGCTTGTGCTGCCGAAATACGGGCGTTGTTTTCCTCTGCGGCCATAACGAAATCTTCTGGTAGATTTAAAGCTCTTACCATTTCTTCCAAAATAGTCATTGTAGGGACACCTAGTTGTTGTAATAACGGGATTGATTGCAAGAACTCTCTTTTCTTCACGCTTTCGGAAAGTGGAGTTTGTGCTTGATCTTGTGCGAAAACAATAAACATCTCGTCTAAATCCATCGGTGTAACAACCGTTGGCTCGCCCGCAATGCTTAATAGTTCTCTGGTATCGTCTTCTTCAATGTAAAGAGCTAGCATGTAGAGATAAGCTCTAGCTAGATCTTCTATTGTATTATCCCTTTCTCTCGCTAACCTACCTACCTCAGATGAAGTATAAGCGGCAAGTGCTGTTATCTCCGTAGCCGATGCTCTTGTGCTTTCACCCCTTGTAAAGGGAGCCAAGATGGAGCCTTTGTCTTTATCGACCTGCACTTGTTGATAATAGTATTGAAGTTCTGGAGGTGTTGGATTTTGAGGAAGGGGACGGACAATACCATCCATTGTTTCCTCATCAATCTCAATAAACAGCCCATCAATACCACTAGTAACTTGTGCCATTTGTTCTTCGTCCATAGCTCCTTTTTTAACCAAGTATTGACGAGAACATTTACGGACAGCATTAGCTTGGAAAGTTCTAATGATGTTAGTTTCATAGAGTTGATCATAGATGCGCTTCATCGCTGAATAACCGCGAAGAGGCTCATCAGGCAACCTATTAAAGTAAAATGGTATAATCGGAAGAACAGGATCTCCCTTTGGATCCATGAATGGGATCTCATACTTATCTAAAAACTTCTCACCATCGCTCCAGTTTGGTGTCCAATGATAAACCATACCAGTAGCAATGTCATAGATCTCAACCATTTCAATGTATTTGTAATAATCAAAATCATAATCACCTATGTCGCCATCTTCCTTTTCGTATTCTCTTTGATAGCGATCGAAGAAATCCTTTTTAAATACTGAGTTCCATCTTTTCTTTCCATAAATCCTATTAGCATCGATAACAGTCATGTAGTATTTATGACCCACAAATCTTTGCTCATCCCACCTGCGTGCATTTCTATCTGTAATCACTTCCCAAGGTGGTATTGCAGTTAAATCTATTTTTCTGTAAATGTCTTCTTGACCTGTAGGAAGAAGCTTAACAAAAGAGTTAGGATAGATTAAAGCTAATCGTGCTGCAGCTTCAAGCAATATCCGCTGACCTTTGTGACGATCAACTAGCGCACCAATATGACCGACAATAAAGCGACCTGGATAGCTAGCACGAAAGCGAGCAGCGACTTCGGCGTCCGC